ATTCAAAATTGAAAATGTATCTTTTATATCACGAATAGTGTTATCTATTTGGTGTTTGCGTGTAAATGTACATACTAATTGTGTCTTCAATACCTCTCTCTCTATTTTTTGAAATTTCATTACATATAAATATGTTTCTAAATTTGCAGAATACTACCAAAAGTATCACCTGTGTAAATTTTTACTGACATATTATCAGTCTCGAAAGCACGGTGAAGAACATCTATCAAATCCATTTCATCTGGATGAATGTCAAAAATAAAAGCATCATACAGATACATCATAAATACTGATTTTTTATTCTTCAAATGTGGTAAAATAGTTTTTATCTTACGGACATTGTATTCAGTTTCTAATGATTGAAGAAAATAATTGAATAATTTATTCGGTGTTACATCTTGAATATCACGAAATATCTTTTCATAAAACCATGATTTCACTTCTGATTCATTTTCATATTGTTCGTATAAAGTATCAATCATTGCTTGAACAGTTTGAAAAAACGGATGTCCCATAAATTCAGAAGTTATTGTGCCATAAATATTTTGAAACACCTTACCTTTGAATTGGTCATAATCCATGTCAATTCCTAATTCATTCCGTATCTGTTCGTATGGATGATAGTCGAAATGATAATCCAATATCTTTGCCAATAACTTTATGTGAAAGGCATCATAATCAAATTGAACAATTTTACCACCTTCAAACCGTGAACGAATTTTATCACGAGTTCCATCTTTCTTATTCATGGCTGCGAAATTAAATCCACCCCAAGCATTACTTGGTCTGCCAGTTGCAGTATACCACATATAGTTTTGTTTTTTTATCTCATCACCAACAAGGATATGATTTTTTTCTATCTCATGGAATACTTCTATGAAATCATTACAATAGTTCACACATTTTTCTTTTTTGAACTCAAATGGTTTTAATCTCAATACATATTTTGCAATACCTCTTGCCCATTCTAATTGATTTGCAAGTGGAATAACATGGCCTAAATCTTCTATCTTGTAAAACTTGTTAGCAAGATAATCCATACCTTTTGGATAAAATTCTTGTGGATTGATAGGTGTTGTTGCATAATAATGTAGGTATGAGTTTATATCAAAACCATCATTGAAATCATTATTCACCAATACTTTTTTGTTGAACACAAGTGATTTTGGATGTAGTTTTATTTCTTGTAGGGTTATATCGGTATCAATTTCATCCGGATGCGTAAAATTGATATATCTATCTTCTCCAATTCCGAATGCCAGATAAAGACCTACGATAGCGACTTCTGATTGGTGTTTGTTGGCATTACTTGTGATTGGAACACAAATGCAAGGTTTGTCTTGGAACATAATTATTATACATCGTATACGGTATATTCAAAAAAATTCGTAACTACTTCTGCTAATTTAGGAAATTTTTGTGAATGCCGCAAGACAATTCTTTTATTTGTGTCAAATACTCCAGGTGTAACTAAAAGACCATTTTCAAAAACATCGTACTGTGGACCATCCAGTTTCCACTTAAACTCCAACAATCCATATAAACTTTGATTTATTCCGGCATTTGTAACTTTGTATAAACTTTTTTGATTGTCACTTATTTCAAGAAAAACTCTATTTGGCTCATTCCTTTTGTATACGAAGTATCTGTCCATCACACCCTTTAACAACTCAGCATCTGTTGTTTTTCTTTTTATAGCTCTAGGTGCCTTATATCTATTTGTATTGTAAACACCACTACTCATTATTTCTTTTTTTTGACCATTTGAATTTATGTAGTTTTTTGTATCAATATATTCAAAAAAAGATTCATCTCTATTTCTATATGTAACAAGTTTTTTTGAAGTTTTTGCATTCCATTCTGGACCGGTAAATGTTTCTCCAGTTATGTATCTGTGATATAAACCACGATATTCTTTCCAGTCTTCAAGTGTCATCCATTCTTTACCTTGTGTATAAAGATTCTTTTGAATTTGACTGTCTGGATAATATAATTTATTACGGTAATTCATTTTTTACTCGAAAAATTATTGACGATTTACTTCTTCACGATTCGGACCATACACATCCGTTCTAGAATCGGGAAGTCTTTTATCATCAGGTAAAGGATTTGCAGTAACTTGAATGCCAGTTAAAGGACTATCTAAACTCAATCTTGCAGACGTGTTTAATGTTGTTTCCCAAGTAGACGGTGTTACCTTGTGTAAAATTTTGGTTACAGTAAAGACCATATCCCAATCAACATTATAGTGTCTTGGTATCATAGTTGTTTTCAATACATCACCAAATTTAAATCCATTGATACCGTCAATCGTTACTGTAAATTCAACTGGATATATTGCTTTATTCAACCAATGCCCACCTACACCAATACTACGACCACTTTGATACATTGGCTTCGTTGTCAATCTTTTAAATTTTGTTAAAATAGATCTATAATTATCACACCATTCTTGTGTGAATCCTTGTGTTGCAACTGCATCTTCTTCTTTTGTTTTGTCTTTACTGTTTAAATCATATTGCTTTTCATATTCTTTGTTATCTCTATCAATCGGTCTTATTACGTTTCCATCGCCACTATATGGTTTTGCTCTAAAATCACCACCTTTAGCATTCGATTCTTGTCCTCGAGCTGCAATGTAAGCTGAAAATGCTAATTCTTTTGGAGGTTTTGATGATATTTGAACATTTTTTATTAAAGGTTTGAATATTGTTGCCTCAAAAACAAACGGTTTAACTGAATATATGTCATCATTTAATTCAAAATCTGTTAAATTATCGGTTCCCAAATTTTCACTTGCTTTTATAGTTTGTGAATGTTTTCTCGCTATGTGAGTATCTTCTAATGATAAAACGGACATACCTTTAATTACAGAATTTCCCAATTCTTGAGGTCCTGTATATTTGGGAGATAATTTTTCAGGTTCTGTAAACAAGTGTGAAACTAATTGGTAAGTATCACCGGATGCTGCATTTATCTCTCTAATTATTACATCAAATAAACTTGTTATATTTTTGTAAGATATATTTGTTGCATTATCTATTAAAAATTCTCTGTATACTTTCAATATCAAATTTATACCTATCAGTATATTGCCTATATTTATTACGTCATCTTCTATTCTTATCTTTTTTCCGCCGGTTTCAATTATATTTGCACCTTGTATTTCGGGTGAAATATCTTTTTTTATTTCAAATGTTCTTAAAAAATCAGAGTATTCATTATCATAGAACGGGTTAAATGTTTGATAACCACCCATTGATATATCTGGAAAATAAACATTTTGTGGATATGCCGATTTTACATCAGGTTGATATTCTGTTTCATTATTTTCACACATTATTCTAAATTTTTGAAAGTTATATTTTTTAGCTTCTTCACCTTCTTCAAATGTTTCCATCATTTTATTTGCAAATTCAACCAAATCTTTTAGTGTGATATACCAATAAGTTTGTCCAACTAAATGTGATTGATATTGTTGCGATTGTGATGGATCAGCGCCAGTTCCAGTTCCATCACTTCCACCACCAGCACCATCAGCACCACCATCGGATGAACCACCATTTTGATTATTAGCGTTATTCAATCTTTCTTGATATGCAGTTGATTTTACTTTTATCAAGTCCTTAACCGTATCTACTCCAGTTTTTTTCTGTTCTTCTCTGGCATCTATTAACTTTTGAACAAATTTTGATGTTTGAGCTGATTTACGAATTGGTATTTCTTCATTTTTTGCACCTTTAAGATCGTATGAAATGTTGTCTTGAATACTCTTTACATCAACTCCACCAACAAATCTAGTTGGAGGATAATCTTTTTCAAAGTCTTGACGAACTTTATTGTTATCGGTCTTAAAAACATCTGCAGTAGAAATTCTACTTTGGAATGTTTTGAGTTCTGATATTTCACCATCCAGTCTTTGTTTTTCTTCCGGTGTAACTTTTTCTGCAGGTTTTTTGTCATCAGTTTCAGCATCCGTTCCTTCTTTTTTATTTTTTACCGGTTCTTGTCCAGATAATGCAAATTTTTGAGCGGCATCTATGTATTCGTTTAATCTTTTTTCAAGTTCTGTGGAAGGACTTTGAAGTGTATTTCCGTTGTAAACATAACTTGTTTTATTCGTTCTACCTGATTCAAATAGTTCTAAAAGTGTTTTTGCATTTTCAGAAGATTTACCATCTAAGGCATCTCTTAAAGATTTCGTTGTTCCTAATTTTTGAAAAAATTCGTCCCAAAGATTTATCATTGTAACAACTTTATCTTGTTGACCAGAATAAGAATCTACCAAACATATTGTTAAATTGTCTGGCCAAAAATATTTATCTCTCTCAACTTTATTAGTTTTTTCATCGTGATAGAAAAATTGACAATATTGTGATCCAAATCTACCGAGTTCAGCGTTTTTATTATCACCTGATCTATTTTTATAGATTGCTGCTATTTTAACCTCTCTCAATTCTTGAGCAGCTAATTGTGCAATTTTTCTTTTTATGAATAAAACTTTTGAATCTAAATCCGATTTTGAATTTATTTTATCAATAAAATCATTGAAATCATTTAATTTTAAATCATCTATTAGTGGAAATCCGGGTTCATTACCATTTTTATGTGAATCTAACCTTGCACGAGTTTCCCAAACTCTTTCTTTTGGAGCATTTCCGTTTGAATCTGGTTTTAAAACATATCTAGATATATTTGATTTTGAAAATCTATCTTTCCATTTAGCAATCCACTCACCATTAGTATCTCCATTATTGGAAACAAATTGTCTTAAAAACTCCCTTAATTGAAAAGATGCAGCAGGTTTGGCTTGTGTTCCGCCTGCACCTTGTTCGTTCCAATAAGTTGCTCTATAATCACCATCGGCTTTTGGCACCGATGCGGTCACTCCACCATCTGTATCTGTAAATATACCTTCAGCTAATGATGGTGGTAGTTCTTGAAACGTTTCTACGATAGCTTCTACTTGTTGTTGAACAATTTCTTGTTGTTCTTGTGCTCGTTCTTGATCATTCATAATCAATCTTCCAGCAGCTGCATCTTCAAATGAACTACCAACAACTGTTGGTAAACCTATCTTAAAATAATTAAAAATTCCAGATTTTGTATTTTCTTTTGGTAAAAATTCAGCTACACCTGTTGCAGAAACATTTAAGGTTTCTCTATTTGCAAGCAAATCTCTTGTTATTATTGTTATTATATTCGTTTTTGGTGGAAGTGGTCTTCCCGTTGGATCAAGAACAACATCCGGATCACCGTCTTTTAAATCGAGAACTGTTTGTTCTCCAGATAAACCAAGTGATAACGTTGATGGAGCAACGATTTGAACTTCAGCGGTTATAGAAGTGTTCTGATTAAATGACCAGTTAAATCCATAAATGATTCCAACGAACTCTAATTTATTAACCTTTGGATCATATGCTGGTGTAGACCAACCAAAACCAATATTTACTCTATTTCCAGGTGTAAAAAATATTCTCTGAATTGCTTCTAGTGCAAAACCATCAGGAAGCATACCGGGAAAGAAAGTAAATCCAAATTTACCTTTTAATAATGCACCCCTTTGTCCTTCATTTGATATTTCTATATGTGTTAGTAATGGGTAGTTCGGTACATTTCTTTCAGAATCATACAATGTTAATCTGCCTTGACCATCGGAATTTGTTTTTATACCGTCTCTTTCGCTCAAATCAAATCCCAAAACTATCGGCAAATCTCTACCATCTTCTTTACTAAAAGTTTTTGATGTTACATATGCCCAAGGCATTTTTTGATAAGGCCATTCTATTGAATTTGATAGTCCAGTTCCAAGACTATTATTTATACCAGTTCTTGTTTTTGATCCGTAGTATTGTGCGCGTTTGTACATTTCCGCACGAACACTTGGCGTAACATCTAAATAATAAGGATTTATGTAAGTATCCAGATTATCAAAATAAGGCATATCACCTCCGGGTATTGTAATCAAATAACAATGAAGATATACCGTCCATTGTTTCATACGGTATAGTTATCGGTATTCCTTTTGGAACGGCAAGTGTCCCCTTTCCTAAATTATTTGCCCTAGCAATAACAAACCAAAGTCTTTCGTCACCATAAAATTCTTTTGCAAGTAAATCTAATCTATCACCATCTTGTGTTGTTATTACCGTCCCATTTCCAGATCTGATAAAACTTGGATATAACGTTGTTGATTTTCTTCTAACGGTTCTTTCTGTTCCATCCGAATCTATTTTTTTAGCATCTTTTATTGTATATGTGTATTCATATCTATTCATAGTTTAATCCTTTGTTATATCCTATAAATATCATCTTCATTAGTAATTTTTATTTTATAGTAATAAATCAAGTTTCGTTTGGATCAACAGGTTGTGCTGATCTAGGTCTGTATGTATATGCACCAAAATTATTTGGGGATCCAGCAACAGGAGTTTTGTATCTAGATGTTGCACTTGTTGTACTTAAATCATAACCACGAACACGATTTCCTTTTGTAGCCCATTTTGTTCTCCATGATACACCCCCATCTGCAATCCACCATTCTCCATCAACTTGTTCAGAAAATGCCTTATATTCTTCGGGTATAACCGCAATACCACCGATACCGGTATCTGGTACAAATTTATGAGTAAAGTATTGTGGACCAACCAACCAAAATTCTGATTTATCTCCGATTTCTTTTCTACTACATGATGTAACCGCAGGACAACCGGTTGCCTTTTTAGGATCAACTACAAGTTTTACATCACAACCGGCTTGATCTTGATTCTCTAAAATAATTTCTATTCTTCTATTTTTAGCATCAGAAGGCGGTATACCCTGAATTAAACTTGTTATACCAGCCCCTCTTGATTGTATTCTATTTTCATCAACACCTTTTGCTATCAATAAATTTTTAACAGTTGTTGCTCGACTATTACTTAATTTCATATTGTATAATGCATATCTTTCATATGCATCTTTTTCTTTTGGTAGTTTAAAATCAACTTCTTGACTCGCATGACCTACTAAAGTTATTTTTGAATTTTTACAGTCATTCAACATCCAATTTGCCAATTGATCAATGACTGCATTTGATGAATCCGTTACGTATCTATCTTCATCTGTACAGAAATTTATTCCACATAGATATTTTTCTACCGGCTTTTTAGGTGCTGGTTCTGGCTTTGTTTCTTGTTTTTTCTCCTCCGGTTTTGGTTTCTTTTCCGTAAGATCAACTATTGCACATAATCCGGTATTCATTGGGTGTTTGAGTGGTAAATCATCAAATGTTCTGAAGTAATTAACTCTATCACCGTGAACTGGAACAAGGCCTGTTTCTAAAGATCCATCTTCTGATCTATCATCAAATAATGAATAGAATACACAATCCCACTCTGGACGATAGATATTGAATGTAACAAAAGTACATTGAACATTTATAGTCTTTGGTAATTCTAATGCTCCTGGCATTGACAATGCCTTTATCAAATTTCCTTCTGCATCTTTTTTAGAGAAATCCCAATCTTCTCTCAACTTAGCAGTTTCCCAAGTTGTTTGTGTATTATCAAATGTATATGTTAATGTAGATAAAAATCCAGGAAACTTCCTATACAAATTACCAAGATTCAATCTAACCACAGGAGCTTTCATAAATCCGTTATCAGTATATTCGGGAGCAGTCCATGATGCTAACATATTTAATTTACGCCAACTTGCCTTCAATTCATCCCTCGTTCCTATATGAACTGTAAATCCAAAGTTTATATCCCTTTCATATCCATCATAAGAATAAACTGGATCAGCACGACCAATATATTTTATAGGTGTCCACGATGGTTTGTGGTTATCAACGATAGTATCAATATATGCCCTAAAAACTATTGCTTCCGTTGGTTTATATTCAGAACCTTTTAGATTTGCTCCAGTAAAATAGAATTGAACTAGATCTTCAGCAGCACCAACCGAATCTCCTTTACCGTCTTGAAAAGCATTTTTATGTTGTTCGTATACATATTTAGAACTCAAATCGGTTGTTGATCTTTTCCAATCTATAATGTTTATTCTATCTCCTCTAAACTTTGGAACTTTGAATACAAGTGACTCAGCAGTACCATTTTTCTTTGCCATATCAAGTAATTTTTTTCTATATTGTTCAGTAACATCCTTTTTTAATGTTGGGTATGCCGCATATTTGTAATTACTCATTACAGCACTATCTTTTAATGTAAGTGATCCATCAGCATTTTCAGTCCAAATACCGGTTCCTCCAGAACCACTTGGTATTAGTGATGTGTATTGGATGGTGCTAACATAAACCTCACTTCTTAAATTTCCAGGTTCCCCTTCAGATCCAATTCCAAATCTATCTTCCAGATTATTATTTTTGAAATTTATTACTTTTGGGCTAGAACTAAATGTTCGAGTAGAATTATCTGCCTCCAATCCAGATCTAAAATCTTGTAATTTTGTAGTATCTGTTATGGCATCAAAAGTTTCCTCACTACGTACCAATCCACTATAATTGCTTGTTTTGTAATTTTTTATAGGTGAATGATCATTTTGAATAACTTTTGCTGTATCTAAAAATCCTGTTTTATCTGCTATATCAGCGAATGATGGTGTTTTAGTCGTATCACGAACTCTATCGCTAGGATTTGGATGTTTCCATTGTTCAAATCCTTTTTCATATAATCTTCTTGCTGTTGCCTTTTGAATACCATACGGAACTGGAGCAGGTGTTTCATATGGATTTGCACCTTCCATTCTTCTACTTGCACCAGCACTTGAATATGTTTTTCTTATTTTTTGAATATAATTTTTTAAAGCAACTAGTGTTCCACCAAATTCTTCGTCTGTAACATATGCATCATCATTGAAATCATTATTTCTATCTAATGGATTTCCTGGATTACTTGCATTACTTAATATTAAATCACCATATTTGTTAATAGACTTTTGAAATACATTTCCAGTATTTACTAAATTATCCTGTACACTTGTTGGTGAGAAAAATACTTCTCTATCAGTTCCCTTTTCTATACTTTCTTTTGTTGGAAAATATCCAGTAGAATTTATGCCCTTGTATGGATGGGTTGCACGATTTATAGTAGTTCCAAATAATCCTAGAAAAGAATTAGGACCACCAAATATCGTAGATAATCTTTGTATTTTTGTATCAGTTGATATTTGTGGAAGATTTGTAGAACTATTAACATTGTATTTTAATTTTTGTCTTACGCCTCCACCCGAATTTAATTGCGGAGCACCGTTTTCTAATAATAAATTATTATCAACTATTACTATCGGTTTGTAAGAATCTGGTAATAATTCTTTTGTCAAAGATACTAAACGGTTGTAATCACTTGTTCTGTTAAAAAATCCAGGTGATGTAAAATCTTCAAAGTCTCTATTATCAGTATTTAATTGACGAGTAACGGCTATATCTTCATATGCACCCTCACCATACATAAGAACACCATGACGAGCAAATCTGGTATTTATTACAGCATTCCTACCAAATGTATTAAGTGGAACGGATAGTGGATTGTATATGTTTGTCCAATTTATTCCAAGAACTCCACCCGGTAAACCAGTAGCACCGGCTATACCTAACAATCCAGTTCCAGTATCAACCATTGGATTCATAAATTGCAATCCTATTTGTTTTGCATTCCACAATAATCCTTTCGGTGATAACAAGAATTTAGTAATACGTTTTGTATCAAGAATTGAACGAACTACATTTTTAACCAATCCACCACGAACAATTCCTTCATCAAATGATTGTGCAGAATCAAGGAAACTTATAGCACTATTTATATTATTCTTTATAGAACTTAAATCAATAGTTCCTGTACCTGGAAGATTTACAGAGTTTGGTATACTGTTTATAGCACGTAGAGATGAAATTAAATCTTTATCTTCACCGTTCAGAGATGTATCTATAAATGGTTGAGGATATGTTGTTGATGTGTTAAATGAATCCCTTACCAAATTATATTTTGAATACTGATAATCGATGTGTGATTTGTATAAAACTCCATTGTAATATGGTAATCCATTGAATGATCTATTCAATGCAACAACTTGTGCCGCAGTTAAACCATTTGCACCAATGGTAGAAAATGGTTGTGTTGCTGTATTTGGATTTCCGGTATTTGCCCAAACTGCCATTTCACCATCAACATATGTTGGTCTTGAATCAATACCACCACCTAATGTATATCGGTTCACATCCATAAATGGAACGACTATTGACGGATTTATTAAGAATGCAGCACCTGTTGTTAAATCAACAAGTTGTCCTGAAGACTTACCTCGTCTTCTGAATCCAGTTATATTGAATCCATACTTCTGAACATTTACAACAGGAGATTGATTATCTAATGTTGCTTTGAATCCTGATATTGATTTTCCACCAAAACTCAAAGGAGCATATTGCTCCAAGTTGCTAGTTTGTAATGGTTGTAGTAATTGTCTAAATGTACTCAATGCAAATCTTTGTACTCTTTGTGGAAATCCTTGTAAACCCAATATATTAGGACTAAACATTGGATTTATTATCGGATATGCAGTTCCATCGAATTGAGACATATTTACCATGAATCCAAATCTATTTCCTTGTGTAAACCCAAAGAATCTAGTTGCTCTCATTGAATATGGATCAGTACCATCCCAATCAAACTGTGTTGATCCAGGAGTTATGTTTACCCCGCCTGATGTAATCGGTTGTCCTTGATTTGTATTTGCATACGATGTTGCTTCTAATGGGGTGGCAAATGTATGAAAACCTCTCCAAGTTGATATATTATTACGGTCAAAATACCCATTCGGATTGTTTGCATCATTCGTAGGTGCTTGATTTCTTGTTCCATCCCAATCGAATTGTGTTGTTCCAAGCGGTCCACCAATAAGAGTAACACCCCCACCTGCAACCGGCTGACCTTGACCGGTGTTTGTATACGAAGTAGGTTCTAACGGTGTTGCAAATGTATGAAAACCTCTCCAAGTAGATTGATTATTTTGATCAAAATATCCATTAGGATTGTTTATGTCATTAGTTGGTGCTTGATTTCTTGTTCCATCCCAATCGAATTGTGTTGAACCCAATAGTCCACCAATAAGAGTAACGCCACCACCTGCAACTGGTTGTCCTTGAGCAGTATTTGTATATGAGGTTGGTTCAAGTGGTGTTGCAAATGTATGAAAACCCCTCCATGTTACAATATTATTCGCATCGAAATAACCACTTGGATTGTTTACATCATTCGTAGGTGCCTGTGATCTAAAACCATCCCAATCGAAATCGGAAGTTCCAACCCCAAGTGGTCCACCAACAAGAGTAACTATTGTACCGGCAATCGGCTGTCCTTGGTTAGTATTGGTATATGATGTTGCCTCTAATGGAGTAGCAAATGTATGAAATCCTCTCCAAGTGAATCTGTTAGTTATGTCAAAGTAACCATTTGGATTGTTTATGTCATTCGTAGGTGCTTGATTCCGCAATCCATCCCAATCAAATTGTGTTGATCCCAACTGTCCACCGATAAGAGTTACACCAGGTCCTGTTACTGGTTGACCTTGAGCAGTATTTGTATATGAAGTAGGTTCTAATGGTGTTGCAAATGTATGAAAACCTCTCCAAGTAGATTGGTTGGTTATATCAAAATATCCATTCGGGTTATTAGCATCATTTGTTGGTGCCTGTGATCTAACGCCATCCCAATCAAAATCAGTAGTTCCAACGCCAATTGGTCCCCCAATTAGAGTAACTCCTGATGTAGTAACGGGCTGACCCTGATTTGTGTTGGTATATGAAGTTGGTTCAAGTGGTAAAGCAAATGTATGAAATCCTCTCCAAGTGAATCTGTTAGTTATGTCAAAATATCCATTGGGATTGTTTATGTCATTTGTAGGTGCTTGGTTTCTAGTTCCATCCCAATCGAACTGTGTTGATCCGAGAAGTCCACCGATAAGAGTTACACCTGGTCCTGTTACTGGTTGTCCTTGTGCAGTGTTTGTATATGAAGTTGGTTCAAGTGGTAAAGCAAATGTATGAAATCCTCTCCAAGTGAATCTGTTAGTTATGTCAAAATATCCATTGGGATTGTTTATGTCATTTGTTGGTGCTTGGTTTCTAGTTCCATCCCAATCGAACTGTGTTGATCCGAGAAGTCCACCGATAAGAGTTACACCTGGTCCTGTTACTGGCTGTCCTTGAGCAGTGTTAGTATACGAAGTAGGTTCCAGCGGTGTAGCAAAAGTATGGAATCCTCTCCAAGTTGATTGATTGGTTATGTCAAAATAACCATTCGGATTGTTAGCATCATTTGTTGGCGCTTGTGATCTAACCCCATCCCAATCAAAATCAGTAGTTCCTGCACCAATAGGTCCTCCGATTAAAGTAACACCAGATGTAGTAATCGGCTGTCCTTGGGCTGTATTCGTATATGATGTTGCTTCTAATGGAACAGCGAATGTATGAAAACCCCTCCAGGTAAATCTATTTGTTATGTCAAAATATCCATTGGGATTGTTAGCATCGTTTGTTGGTGCTTGTGATCTAATACCATCCCAATCAAAATCAGTAGTTCCTGCACCAATAGGTCCACCTATCAGAGTAACACCTGAAGTTGTAATCGGTTGTCCTTGAGCGGTATTGGTATATGAAGTTGCTTCCAATGGAGCAGCAAATGTATGGAATCCTCTCCAGGTAAATCTATTCGTTATGTCAAAATAACCATTCGGGTTGTTTATGTCATTTGTTGGCGCTTGATTTCTCGTTCCATCCCAATCGAACTGTGTTGAACCTAACAAACCACCTATCAGAGTTACACCAGATGTAGTAACTGGTTGCCCTTGAGCAGTGTTTCTATATGAAGTTGCTTCCAACGGAGCAGCAAATGTATGAAATCCTCTCCAAGTATGTTGATTGGTAATATCAAAATATCCGTTGGGATTGTTTATATCATTCGTAGGTGCTTGGTTTCTCGTTCCATCCCAATCAAAATCAGTAGTTCCCGCACCAATAGGTCCACCTATCAGAGTTACACCAGATGTTGCAACTGGTTGCCCTTGAGCAGTATTGGTATATGATGTTGCTTCTAATGGAACAGCGAATGTATGAAAACCCCTCCAGGTAAATCTGTTAGTTGAATCGAAGTAACCGTTTGGATTATTTATATCGTTAGTTGGTGCCTGTGATCTAATACCATCCCAATCGAACTGTGTTGATCCGAGAAGTCCACCGATAAGAGTTACACCTGGTCCTGTTACTGGTTGCCCTTGAGCAGTGTTAGTATATGATGTTGCTTCTAATGGCGTAGCAAAAGTATGGAATCCTCTCCAAGTTGATTGATTGGTTATGTCAAAATATCCGTTGGGATTATTTATATCGTTAGTGGGGGCATCCGCACGAACACCATCCCAATCGAATTGTGATGATTCTGGAATATACTTTGTATCATATATCTGTGCAAATTTGTGGAATCCTTCGGTAGTAAATTGAACTATTCTGTCAAAATAATTAACTTCAGGAGCATCTTGTGGTGTACCATCCCAATCAAATCTTGAAGATTCATTTACATATTTACTATCATATTCTACAGCAAATGTATGGAATCCTTCTTTCGTATTTGCACCAGTCAAATCGAAATAATTTACACGAGGAGCATTTTGTCTTACACCGTCCCAATCAAATTCAGATGAATCTGTTTTATACTCTGTGATAAACTTTTGAGCAAAAGATGTGAAACCACTCTTTGTAAACTTATTTGTATCATCGAAATAATTTACAACGGGTGCATTTTGTCTTACACCGTCCCAATCGTAAGCAGATGCATCGGGTTTATATTTACTATCAAATTCAACAGCAAACGCTTCAAATCCATCCGTTGTATATTGATTTGTTATATCAAAATAATTTGCCTCTAATATCGTTTCATATCCGAGATTAGATGAATTATTTACATATTCAGATTGTAACGGTTGAATTTTTTTTGTAAAACCGTCAGCATTTGTGTTATCAAAATAATCAACTATACTATCTTTTGAATTTGAAAGTGAAGAATTTTTATCAGTCTCATGTCTTCCGGATAATACAGTTTGCTCTGGATTCGTTAAATCTAAAATACTATCTGATATTGCCAAGTCTGATATTTGACCGTTATATCTTGTAGTATCAACTTTTTCTGTTATCTCTCTGTTTTCTATTCTTGACTGAGTTCTATATTTTTCGGGTGTTCTATCTATATTTAAAATACTATCCGATAAAAGTTTATTGCTACTTGCATTTACAATAAATTCCCTTGAACTAAATCCCTTGTCCAAATCAACACTCTGTCCTTCCCTATTATATGTTAATGGTATATTATTTAGAGTGACATCGGGATTTTGTATATTATCAGTTGCATCATCTGGATTAACTGTTAAATCTGGAGATTGTCTTTGTCTTTCATAAGTTAATGGTATATTATTTAAAGTAACATTTGGATTTACTATATTACCAACTTCCGAACCATTGTCTATGACTTCGACATTTGATTGATTGTTATTAGTTCCTTGTTGTGTTCTTGCAATAACAACATCGGATTTGTTTATACTACTTTGTACTACATCTTTACTTATTCTTGAAAAAGAAGAAACTATATTTTCAAGTGGTACTCTGGAAGGTGATCCAAAATTCGTTTCTATATTTTTTGGTGAATATTCCGAAACTGCATTTATCAATACTTCTTGAAATACATTTTTTATAGTATCATCTAATTTAGTATCTTTTAATTTACCAACTAAATCAATATTACTAGGAGTTCTAACTCCAGGTCTATTATCTATTAAACCGTCTGTTATAGGTTTATATGAACCGAAGTTATTATCATAGGAATTTCGCGTTTGTGAACTTTTGGGTAAAGTGGTAGTTGGTTTCGGCGCATTATACCGAAACTTTGACAAATCAGATTTTAAATCTAGCAATGACATATTTTTTCCTATTGTTTCCTATAAATATGATTTCTATTAGATACCACCATACTTTTGAAGACCAACTTCTTTATTTTTTCTAAAATCAATTTCACTACTTATCGCTTCAACAGTTCTCTCTCCAATCTTTATGTATGTTGGTTGAGATGCCATATTTCCAATAATAGCAATTAACTTATCTATTTTTTGCTCAAGAGCAACTGTATTCACATTTACAGATACACCCGACTGATTTGTTGTTCCGCTGCTATTTTTACCAGAAGAAACGGTTGATGTTGTTGATGAAACGGTTGATGTTTTTGCACCCTCTCCTCCACCAAATCCAAGGAAAGATTTTACACTACCAAATAAAGATCCGGCTGCACTTGAAACGGTGGATAATAATCCAGGATTTGTTATCTGTGTAACTCTTTCTAATTTTGCAACATCTAACTTTGATAATTTTTTACTCAAATCGGCAATACTATTTGAGACAGATGATATACCACTAGCGAAAGAATATATTTTTGAATTGTTTACTGAATCAAATGTTTTAACTACAAATGGTAACATCATGTTTCCACCCATTTTTACAAATGTTGAAAGACTTTCACTCAATGTTACTATTGATTTTGCAACTTGATTCACCGCCTTTGATGCCTGCCAAGTTCTGTCTCCACCCAAAATTTGCATTTGTTCATTTAGTTTTTTTATTTCCTCTGCAGATTGTCTTGATAAACCGGCGGCTTGCTGTGCCATTGCCTGTTGTGGTTTTTGTTGTTGAGCGGCCTGTTGTTTTTTCTGTGCACCTTGTGGTGAATCATCATCTCCTGGTAAAAAGTGCATTAGTCCTGATATTGGGTTTGCTAAAATATCACCTGCCAATGATAGGTATTCACCTTTTTTATATTTTTCATGTTGTCTTGTATAATTTTGATAAAGTCCTTTTGTAATATTTTCTTTATCCATTCCAGGAATTAAACCAAACAATCCACTCATTGTCATTGATTCTAACGCACCTCCTAATACACCAGATGCAACTTGTTTATTTGTAACAGGTGCTCCCTTTTTAACTAAACCAGCATTTTGTAAGGTTTTATTCGCATCCATTCCTCCGGTAATTCCTTCATATGCAGTGATTGCCGCTCCAATATATGGCAGTTTACGGGCAATGCTGCTCAAAGGTTTCATAACTTTTGAAAAAATTCCAGCCTTAGATCCAATATTTGCAACATCGTCTGATGAAGATAATGCGGTTTTACCAATATCATCTATACTAGATGATGCAGTTTTAACAGTTTTAGTTGTAGTTGCACTTGGTTTCAATTTAATATCATCAACTTTATCTGCAACTTCTTTTGTTCCTTTTGCCCAATTTTTTAATCCTTCCCATCCAGATTTGAGGGTATTTTTAAGAGCATCTCCCATTTTTCCAATACCCCAAGTTATCAACCCTTTAACACCGAAATAACCAGCAATCGTTGCTAATATGTTCGTCATGCTAAACCATTCTGCATTTAAAGATTTAACAGTTTTTGTTACTTTATTTCCGTTCTTATCTATTTCAGTTATCTGTTCTGATTTTATTATACCTAACCATTCCATTAACTGCATAACTGGTTGTAATAATCCCATCAATACCATTGCTATATTTTTTACTATTTTTAAAACTTCAAGTCCAGTTTCTACCAGTCCTGGTAATGATTTAGCAAGAGTTTCAACTATTTTTTTTACTTCTGGTTTCAATTCATCATAAGTTTTATGTAATTCTTTTACTACCGGCATCAATGTATCTTTTAATTCAGTTTTTATTTTTTCCATATCATCTTGGAATCTTTCGCTTAAACTTGCTCCTTCTTTTGCTTTAGTCTCACCAAGAAGAAATCCGGCTGATCCTCCATCACCAACTGCCTTCTTATTTTGTTCTTGCATTTTTTGAATAGCTTTTAAACTGTTTTTACCAAATTGATCTTGTAATTGTCCAAGTCTTGCTACTTGTTCAGTAAATTCTTCCGGACTTATTCCAAATAGTTTTGCTGCAGCTCCTTTGGCTGTTCTGGACATTCCTTTTAATTTTGAACCAAATTTATCTATGTAATCATCATACATTTCCATTTGTAATTTAAATGCCTTATCGTCTTCACCCATGTCTACGGCATATCTATATGCATCCATTTGTCTATGATGAACACCGGTCAATACCTCCACGGTGAATTGATCTTCTAAACTAGATTCAACATCTAATGCCGATGCTATTGCCTCGTGAAACATCTTTAAGTCTATACCCATTACTTTTGCCTGACCAGCAAATGCTGCCAATTCCCTAACTGATCCCTTGAATCCCAAAGCAATAGTTTGTGGAACACTTGCAATCGCCTTGAACGCCTGTCTCATGCTTAATATATTTTTATTGACACCACCGGCGGCTTGTGCCATCTTATCCATACTAACTCCCATTGAGTTAGATATTTTGTAAAAGTTTATTGCTTCCTCGTTTGTTAATTGCCATTTTTCTCTTAACAATGTAATACCCTGAAGCATTCCATTTTGTAAAGAAGCACTCTGCAATCTTTCCAATGATGTACCATATTCTTCTGTTAAATCTTCAAGTGTTTTTGCCAATTCTTTTACATTAACACCGACAACATTCATACGAAGTGACAACTTTCCAAGAGTGCTAAACAATGCCTCAGCTCTAGATCTACTAATAGAAAATTGTTTACTTAAATCTGCAATATCTTGATCCAATTCAAATACTACACCAATCAATTTTTTTACTACCGTTACCAACAAAGAGAATATCCCCATCAAAGCCATACCAGGTAAAGCAAGTGCAAATCCCTTAGCAGCAGTTCCCCAATCCTTTATAGTCTGTTTTATTGTTTTAGTTCCATCAAGAATCTTCCCTAATCCCATTTTGTTCATTATGAATGCACCGCCCGGTACAGCAGCAAGAAATCCTATCATTGCAGCCCTTGATTCTTTTGCAGATTTTGCCTTTTCCGCCATTTGTTGATTGATTTGTTTCAATTTCTGAAACTCTTTCATTTGATCATCAACGAGCTTTCTTTGTAGGACATATCTTTCTGCACCAAGTTTCTTTGCATTCAAATCTAATCTGACAGATTGTTCTTTTAAGTCTTTTTCTAATTGGTATGTATCTATTAACTCATAACCCTTCTTCTTCATGTTTTCCATATTATCTACTATCTTTGCAGATAATGCGTCTATACCGGAAGCATTTTTTACAGTTTCACCAAGAGTTTTTTCAAATGCCTGTGTTTCTTCTTTTGTACCCTTAAAAAGTTTTTTTATTTCCGTTGTTTTATCTGCAATTTGAGATACTGCCTGACCTGATATTTTTAATGCTTGTGCCTTTTTTAAAACACTTTCATTAACAGAACGCATTAGTATTGCAGATTTCTCTTGTAATCCACCAATTTCTTTTTCATATGATTTTTGTTTTTCGTATAATTGATTTCTTTCTTGTTGTTTTTTTAATCTTTCCGTTTCCCTTTTTGCTATTTTTTCAAGTTCTTTGTTTTCTTCTTTTATTTTTTTGTTTAAGTCTTCTTTTATAGACTGTTCTTTTTCTTGTCTTTTTAAACTTTCTTTTTCTATCTTTTCTATCTGGCCCATAATGCGATAATATTCATTACGATTTTTAGATCTAACGGCATCTAACTTTGCCATTTTTTCTAAGAAATCGGCTGATTTTTTATCTTCGGCTGCAATTTGTTTTTTAACAGCAAGTATGTTTTTTTCTAACTCAAACAGAAGTTTTTTTAATTCAACAACCGTTGTTGGTAATTGAGTGGGTTTTTTCTTTGCCATCAAATACTACCAAAATCTAATAAAAAAGTCTACATATGTATAAATATGTAGACTCTAAATTATCTCGGCATATTGATGTTAGGTTTGCTTATTTCTTTTCCAGATGAATTTTCATATTGTTTTCTTTCTTCTTCGATAGCATCAGACATCATTTTTAAGTAATATCTTCTTAAATATATTGGCATCTGATATACTTCTGTGAAATTAAATCCACCTTTTCCTGCATAACACATGGAAAATATTTCTTGGTGTAAACCTAACCTATACTCAGGAGGTAGGCCAAAAAAAGGAGACATCCATCGGGATGTCCAACTCCTTCACTTCACCTGTAGCATTTGATATAAATGTAAATTTCATATCCATGTCAGGAGATATTTCACGCATATACTTTCTAAATGCCCTTGAATCGAGGGCAAATAGTTCATTATCAACGAAATGATTTATTGCAGCTCGGCCTCTTTCACCATCAACTGCAATAATAATATGTTTGAGTCTTGTTGTCAATTCCTTATCAATACCAGTTTTAATGAATGATTTATTTGATGCCTTTAATTCGGCTTGAATATCTTTTTCCAGTTGATGTGTCATCAGTCTAAAAGTTACCGTTCTTTTTGAATTTGGTAAAGTAAAATCAAATTCATTTTTACGGTTCTCAAATAAGCTAAAATCGACCTCCTTGTGCTCAATTTGAGATAAATCTATGGTTACAATTTGTTTATCTTCGGGGGAAAAAGGATCTTCAATTTCTACTGTATAATCATTCCCATATCCTAATATTCTTGCGGCCATCATAATTGCATTTTTATCACCGGCATAAATATCACCATAATTGACAGGAGTAACAATCAAAGACTCAAACAATTTGTCTAATACAACACCTTGTTTAATGAGATTCTGTGATGTTAAAATGTCTTCTTCTCTTGCAGTCATATATTTCATTTCAATAAATCCATCTGCAAGTGGATGGTCTATTGGGTAAACTAATCCTTTTGAAGGCAATGGTATCACCTCTGTTGGAAAGTTTGTTTTTTTTACGTCTTCTTGTTTGTGTTGAGAGAGAAGTCTCTCTTTGATTTCGGCATCTGACATTTCAGAATTTAGTTCTTCCGAAATATTATATCCATTAGCTAATTGTGACATAATATAATCCTATAACATTTTTTAAAAAACAATATATCGTGTGTTACTATAAATATGATTTAATTGGAAATATACCAATCAATAGTTGATTTAAGTCCATCTTCAAACTTTATTAAGGGTTTCCATCCCAATTCTTCTTTTGCTTTCGATGAATCTATCGCATATCGTCTATCGTGACCTAATCTATCTTTTACATATTCTATTTTAGCAGACCATTTATCCATGATAGATAAAATTTTTCTTACTAATTCACCGTTAGACCACTCATTATCTGATCCAACATTGTAAACTTCACCATTTCTACCTCTTTCATATGCAAGCCAGACAGCTCTACAATGGTCATCAACGTGAATCCAGTCTCTAACATTGAGTCCATCGCCGTATATTGGTAGTGATTCACCATTCAAGGCGTTTGTTATCATCAATGGTATCAATTTTTCCGTATGTTGTCTTGGTCCATAGTTGTTTGAACATCTTGTTATCACTGCAGGTACATCATAAGTGTGATAATATGACCGAACAAAACAATCAGCAGACGCTTTTGCCGCTGAATAAGGAGAATTTGGTTGTAACGATGTGTTTTCTGTGAATTTTTCATCGGAATCCAAATCCAAACTACCATAAACCTCGTCAGTAGACACTTGAACGAACTTTTTTAACTTTAAATCTCTTGCAACATTCAAAAGTGATACAGTTCCGACTATATTGGTGTCTATAAACGGTTTTCCATCGATTATTGACCTATCTACATGGGATTCTGCAGCAAAATTTATTATTCCTTCCACTTCATGTGATTTACATATATCATGTACAAGTCTTGTGTTCTGAATTTCTGCATGGTAGAAGATATAATTTTCATCACCGTTGAATTTTTCAACATTTTTCGGATTTCCGGCATAAGTTAGTGCATCAACATTCACAATTCTAATATTAGAATTTGGTTTGTCCAACATCATGTGAATAAAGTTACTACCAATAAAACCGGAACCACCTGTTACCAGAATAGTTCTTTTTTGATTTGACATAAAAAACAAAACCCTATATTCATTAACATTACTGCCAATAAATATAGGGATCTTTTTCTAAAAATGAATTTTACATAATAAAAATTACAATTTTTGTAATATTAGTATTGTAGAATAGCATAATCGTAGGCGAGTGTGAGAGAAATCTCAACAAACGCATCGTTTGCCCAATCCATTTCACCAAATGTTGTTGCAGTGATGAATGCACCTTTCAATGTCCATTCTTCAACCTTATCACCAACAGGACCGAGTGTATGTAATGTAATATCCTTTTTGTAAAAATCAGAATAACCATCACGACCCGTTACAGATTCGTGTGAAAGACGTACCCACTCCATGACTGCCTGTGCACCCGATGGAACTACTGGGTCATATAGTTTAATTGTAACATCCTGCCATTCCCCTTTACCTTTCACTTTACGATATACGTTGATGTGGTCTAACTTAATTGGGTTAAAGTTGATGTTCGGTCTTCCCGCACCCTTTACCAACCAAGCAGGTACACCTTCGATGTACATGATAAAGCGATTTTGTAGTTTAGGCTCGAAGGGGGTAAAAAATATCTCATTCGAGTTAATCAGTTCAGCCATTTATGTCTCCAAAAAATTATCTTTTCAAATAAATATGTTGATTATTAAAAAGTGGGGAGAGTGTTTCATCTCCCCAATCACATCAATTAAGCACCAGGAAACGCAGCACCAGTATTTTGAATATTAAAATCTAATACTATAAATTCAGCAGTCTTTGTTGGTTGTAAGAACAACTGTCCGTAAAGAATGTTTCTATCTATAATATCTGGTGTATTATTTGTTTCATCCATGATAACACGGAATGCAAACAAACCTTGACGTTGTTGTATTGATTCAAGATACGGATTAACAATATTCAAGAATCTTGAACGAGTTTGTGTTGTATTTTGTTCAAACACAAGGTATCTTGTAGAAGATGCAATAAACTTCTTAGCAGCAATCAACAAACGGCGAACATTGATACGGTCAAGGGCAGATGGACGACCTTGAAGTGTCTTTTGTCCCCATACACAAACGCCTGTTGCAGGGAATGTTGCGATTGGATTAACACGACCTTCATACAATGTGTCTCTTTCTGTTTGTGTGAGTCTTGACCTAACTTCAATTACCTCTGTCAAACCACCTCTGTTCAAACCAGCAGGAGCAAACCATTCAGCAGATACTCTATCTGTAAATGCGATTACACCAGGAAGAACTACGGATGGTGGAACCCATACCGGCTTGTTTCTATCAGTATCAAGTATCTTAACCCAAGGATAGTATGTTGCAGCGTAGTTAGTATCAAGTGTTTCTACTGAACCAACAATCGTTGAAATATTATCATTTATCTCCGATGCATCCATTACATAAAATGCATCACCACGTTCTTCACAAACATTTTTTGCATATGTTGTGATTGATGGGTGTATTGAATGTAAAACACCTGGAGTTACTACCATGTTAATATCAAATTCATCTGCATTTGAGATTGTATCTAATGCCTTCTTGTATGAAACATATCCATCTGCAGAAGTATTGGAAATATCAAATCCTTGTGTATTCGTATTCAGTATGTAAGTACCTGTTCTTTTTTGAAGATTTGGTTTATGTCCATCAAATCCTCCTTGGAATGGAACGATAAACTTACGAGTATCAAGTGATGTATTTGTTGTTAAATCAATTGATCCACTATAAGGATTTGCTGATGTTGGATAGTTTGCAAGCGCAGACTGTGTAAAATCACCCAAATAGAAATCTGTATTCAAACCAACAGTTTGATTAGTTGAAACTGGTAAAGCTCTCAAATAATTAAAATTATCTGTTCCAGAGAAATCATAGTCAAATCCATAATAAACTCTCCTACTATATTCACCAGCAATAACTTGATCAGCAACATAAGTAGCTGCGGCTGGTTGTGAGAATCCATCAGGAATAGGTGATTTCAAAGCACGGAAGCCGAACGGAACATAACTTGGAGTTATTGCACTATTTGCAACAGCTTCAGTTACTTCTACTCTGATGTACTTTGAACGATTTGCATAATCACCATTTACTATAACTTTGCCTTCGTCTGTACTTGTTACATATCTATCACCAATAACTCTTGAAATAAATTTAGGTGAATTTGGATCTAGGTTACATCTAAATGATTCAAATACGTTTGGTCTTAAATCATCGTCTTCTGTTGTAAATGGTGTTTGTGGTAATTTTGACTGATCAACAGCACGAATAATTACATCAAATTCACCATATTCAGAACCAGCGATTGAACCAGCTGGTTTAATATTTGCAATACCAACTTTTACTTCATAGTTTGAATGTACGCCATGTGATAATGTATGGAATTTGAATAAGTCTTGTGCATTTCCACCGATTCTTTGTGAAGTAATCCATGGTGTTGATGCCTCCAAGTAGCTATCTGTAAAGTCCCATTCCTTATCAGCAGTTCCGATTTCAATTATTATATCTTCTATTTCGGAAGCATCTAATAAATTAGCAGCGTCATTTGAGAAACATACATAATTGTAAACAGCGTTTGTTCCATAAGGATTGTGGCCAAACAAATCACCAATAAAATCATCACTTTCAGGATCAACAGATGCACTAAAATATGTTCCGTTTTGATCAACAGCATTTGTAAATGCATCTTGTGGTGTTTCAAATGAACCAGATAATGTTAGTACAAATGAACCAGCATCAAACTGTCCTACTGTTGATTCATCAAATAATGGTGTATCGTCATTATGATTTACAACAAAAGTTGGATGTAACATCGATATAAGACGTTTACCGAATGAACCAGTGGCAACTACTGCCAAAGGATATTTTAGTGTATATCCACCGGATCCAAGAACACGAACTATCGTTGCAGATCCAGCACTATTCAAATAACTTTTAGCAGTGTAGGGTAGATATGATTGTTCATAATTCCCACCAAATATACGTAAAAAGTCGGAATACCCATTGACTACTGTTGGGACAAAAGCAGGTCCTTTCAGGGTTGGTCCAATAAGTGCAGCACCAATAGCACCGATTCCTTGTGGAAGGAATGACAGGTCTTTCTCGTAGGTAAACACTCCAGGACTTACAATTCTTTCGTTAGCCACTATTTTCTCCAGAAAATGATATAATCAAGACAAGTAAAATGTTAATTTTTAAACAGTTGGTGTAGGAACAAATTTATTTGCTTCCAAATCTAAAATACCATCACCATACTTTTCGTTCAATTCCTTAACTAAATTCTGTTCTTCTGTTTGTAGTTTAATGTAATTATCCAACAAATTTTCCCTAAATTTTTCGAGCTCTGTTACTCTTTTTTTTGAAATATGCAATTCGATTTCTACTTGACCAATTTGTGCAGTCGTTGTTGCATATTTTGTTCGTAAACCTTTTACTCTTTCAATATCTTCATTAGAAACTTTCTTTTCTTCGTTATCTACTGGAGTATCTACTGTTTCAGACATATAAAACCTCATAATTTAGTAATAAAATTGATTACAAATATAAATATGTATTATTTTTTTGAGAATGTGGTTTTTACAAAATAAAATATGATTATGCTATTTATGGCATACGATTTTGTCTATTTTCTTCCGCCAAAATATCATTTATATCAGTAAATGTTTCTGCAACGAATTGTATTTTATTCGGTGTTACTATACGGTTGGTTGATGCCTTATTTGCAATATCCTTTGGAACTAAATAACCATGAACTGTTAATTGAAAATTGGCACGAACTAATCGGTCTTGACCAGTTGTGTTACTATCTTCCATAGTTAATGATTCTATATTTGTTGCAAATTTAAAAAAGTTTCTTTCACCGAATGACTGACCACCGTAAAAGATAAAACTTTCAACAACATAATTTAATTGTGTCTGATATTCACACCAAATAATAAAATCGTATGTAACATCAACATAATCGGGTACAGGAGTGGAGAAGTATTCATATGGTTTTTGTTTTTCATATTGAATACTGAATCTATTGTAGGGTGTTAATTGACTATATTGTTTTTTCATTATGTAGTTAATTTGATCGGTATTAGCAACTTTGTTCCTACGCATTTCAGGAACAATGTTTATACCGGATCTACGAAACGTTATTAGTGGAGCAAGTGTTTTTCCTTTTTTATCTTTTAAGAAACCATCCTTTTGTATTGATGCCCACTTTTCTGCGTTTGCATATATCGTTGGGACGTTAATATATTCATCACCGTCTTCAACTTTTAATTCCATTTTTTGATCAATAAAAGATTTGACAGCAAAATCAATATCGTAAAGTGTTATGCCAAGACTTCTAACTTTATCTTTATCTCTACGAACTTGTGTATGTCTTGCTTGTCCTAAATCTATTCTAGGATTTGCTTGAGAGTTTTTATCATCTATAAAAGAATCTCTAGTTCTTTTTATAGGTGGTACTCTATATTTTATAGAATTTTTCATTATATGTTGCTCGGTAAATCATTTGTATCATTTATTACAGGAGGTCTAAATTCCTCAATGTGTATTCTTGAACGTCTTGTTAAGTGTGTTGTTGCTATTATAGAAACATTGTGTCCCCATCTTTCTCCGGCAAAAGAGTAATCTGGATTCTTACCACCAAAATATTGAGTCTCTTGAATGCCGTCCACTTCCCACCATTCACCATTATATTCTATAACGTCACCAACTTCAACGAGAATTTCTGCATCTTTTAGATATTCTCTAACAAAACCGAAACTACACGCCTGTGTATAGTCTTGACCAAATTCATTTCCTTCGTATGTCTGTGCTTGATAGTCTATAAGTGCAGATATTTTTATTGGACTATGATAAACTTTTTTATCAGATTCATTATACAAATTTGTTTTTGTATTTTCTAATGATAATTTATAGATAGCAACTTCTGTATCTATAATGTCATTGATAAGTTCCATGTTGAACTTGTGAATAAGACCTGCATCTCTACTTCCGTGAAATAATGGCATTTTATCATCCAACATAAATTAACAAAGGACTACCGACTAATGTTCCATTCAAAGCATCAACTTCAGCTTTCTTTGCCTCTAATAGTTTTGCACGTGTTGTTGTGTCAAGTATTTCACGTAGTTCTGCAACCAAAGCAGTTTTTTCTGCAGTAGCGGCAGATAAAAGGTCAGCTGCATTTAGTGTTGTTTCACCATTTGGGATAGGAATTGATCCATATTTACCACGAACATATCCAAGTGTTTCTTTTGCCAATGCCAAAGCATAACTGTATACCCACGTTTTTCCAACTGAATTTATATTTCCATAATTCATAAAATCATAAGGAGCGTTTGAAAAATCAGAAACAGATCCCGTTGGATATTTTAATGGATTATTCCTTTCTTCTTTTATGATATACTCTACCCACAATTTAAATTCTTTCACAGGAACTGGAAATATTCTCAATTTATTATTAAGCAATTCAAATGAATATGCCGATTTACGCATCATATCATTGAACTCAATCGCTTGAACACGAAGTAAATCCGCATACATAGGCATCAACGTAAAAGATACGCCGGTTGAATATGCACCAAATCCAAATGTATCTAACATTGCCTGATTACCCAAATATGGATCATAAAAACGCATTGCAGCCGGTAGTGGGTAATGGTGAACTCTTTTTATTTCTATTGAACCCGTTGGTGCGTGAATATCTCTAACCAAAGAATTTAAATCATAAGTCTGTTGTCCGTTCTGAATATCAATAGATGCACTATAAAAATTTACATTACCGTTTGTAAATGTATCAACACCATATTCTGTTGCAATTTGTATAATACCGCCAAGATTTGGTGATATATTTCTTTGGGTAGCATTATTAGATGTTGGTGTTCCTATCAAACTTAAAAGATTTTGTTGTATATTAAATTGATTCACTTGATTGGAATATTCCGAAACTGCTTCTTCAAAACAAGCATAAAAATTTTCAGCTTGTAATTCCACATCAACGAGTGGATAACCCAATCTCTTTGCACACCAATTAGCAACATGATCCGCATCTAATTGAAACTGTGGATCTGCATCATATAAACCGAATGGTGTACTTCCGGTTGTAAAGGTTGATGTACCAGGCCAAATTGGAATATCTGTCATTTACTTCTCTGTTTTATTATCATCAAAATATTTTAATATACTATCTACAATAGGATGACGGTGGTTTGTTTTTAGTTCATAAACACCCAATCCATGTATTTTATCTTTCATATCAAATAAATATGGTAATCCAGAATCTTTTTTCTGTTTCAAATCTATCTGACCAGCATCGCCTGTCAATATCATTTTTGAATTAACACCCAAACGAGATAAAACCATTTCCATTTGTGTTTTAGTTACGTTTTGTGATTCATCTACAATCACACAAGCATTAACAAATGTTCTACCACGAAGAAAACTTATAGGAGCAATTTCAATCTTTTCTTCTTGTGTAAGTTTTTCAATCTTTTCCTTACTATACAACATATGCATATTTGCTTGAATTGGTGATAACCAAGGATCCATCTTTTCTTTTATATTTCCTGGAAGAAATCCCAAGTCTTCATTTGATACAGTCGGTCTTGTAATTATTATTCTATCTACCTCACGATAAAAAAGGTATTCTAAAGCAATTTGAGTTGCTAATAGAGTTTTACCAGAACCAGCTTTACCTAAAAAAACAGAAACCGTATCTTGTAATGCCTGTGACTTTACTGATTTTTGTTCTTCGTTTAATGATAACTGAAATTGTATTTTATTTTTTATTGTTTTTCTTCCTTTTTTTATACCGTCTAATTCAAATCCATTTACATCGTTTTTATTTATTTCATTTGAGTCGTTATCGAGTGTCATATAAACTCCTACAATAGTTTTGATAGTGTTTCGCTTATTGTTTTAACATCTTCTTGAACTGTTACTATTATTTCATTAAAGTTTTCAGAAGTATGAGTCCATTCAAATCCAATAATACCAATCAATTCTTGTGATTTTTTTATTGGATATACCGTTGCAGATTTGGTTCCTCTTTGTGTGAAAAATGCTCTTGTTATTAAATCTGATATTTCATCTACGATTGGATAAACTGCCTTATGTTTTGATACATCTTCAACAAAATTTGAATACAACGACATCGGTAAATTTTGATATTGAATAAATTCTGTACTAACACCTTCTTCAAGTGATTCAAATGAAGTAGAAAGTTTATTCATAGATTTACCGGTTTGATATTTTCCACCGTTGTGACGTTGTAATATAAAAACTCTCTGACAAGAGTATTCTTCTAGCAGTTGATCGAGGATGGTTTGTATGAGTTTGGAATTTGATATTTCTCTTTCAATTTTTCTTTGTTTGTATTCACCGTACTTATACTTTAAATACCAGGACAAAAATACACCCAAAAGAGTCGCCAAACTAGACACTCCAAGTTTAATGATGTCAGTATAATTTATCAAGTTTTCCATTTGTAATAAATAGCAATTATGAAATAAAAAAGGGTGACGAATATCACCCTTTATGTAAAAATATTTTTGTAGATTTTATGCAAGAGCAGCAATTTCTTTTGATAAAAATTGAACAACTTCACCACTCTTTATTGCGGCGATTGCTCCCTCCATCGCACCTAATGTTGATATTCCGGCTTTAACGGCATTGAATCCGGAATAAACTGCAAGACCTGCTATAATCAATGTAAAAACTATCTCTGCAACCTTTTCTTGTGTTTTATTATCTGCATTTCTAAACGATGGAACTGCTAACAATGCAATTCTTACTATCTTAACATAAACATGGTGCATTTTTTCTGCACTTGTTCTTAAAAATTCTGCAATTTTTGATTTATCACCACCACCTAATTTTTTCACCAATTTTTCTATTAGTGTTGCAGTTATTTCAGCTATTTTTGGAAGTGCAAGTGCAAGGCTGAGAAAAAATACAGTATCAACTTCGTTTATATTTTTCTTTTTCGATTCTGATTTTTTTAATTTACCTTCAACTACCTTTGCCAAATCTGGCGCTTTTCGTAAAGCCATTTTTATCTGTTCTTTATCATTCTGTAATTTTTCAAGATCTGATGTTTTTGACTTCATATCCCCAACCATTGATTTTAAAATAGATTCAAAATCATTTTCCATTTTATCAGACTCACCTTCTTCTTTGAGAATCTGTCTCTTTATTTCCAAAAGAATCAAGTCTTCTAATTTTCTGTTCATAGAACTATTTTTTTTCATTGTTACTCCAATCTATTTGTTTTTAATGGTATAAATAAATATATCATAAAAATAAAAAAGGAGTGAGAAAATCTCACTCCTTTATTTTGACTAACCCTGTTAAGATTAGATGTCACCGAGAGAATCAATTTGGATAAGACCATAGAACTCTGGACGAACAATCTTCTTAGCATAACGAGTCATCACGCCTTTTCTTGGTGTGAAGTTCGTTGGGTCGTATACCAATGGTGTCATTACGAGTGGAATATATGGAGCATACACGGCACCAGTTTCAAGGAACTGAGCACCACGGAAACCAACAAGAATTTGGTTTTCGAGCATATAAGGATTCTTATAGACTGTGATACGACCATTCAACTGACCAACTTTTTGAACACCCATTGCAAATTTCATACCTTCACCATCAACTGCATAGCCAGGCATTGATTCAAGAAGTGTAGCAACTTGTGGAGAACATACGAGGAAGTTTGCACCACCACGAAGTGTTTTCTGATGAATTACGTTTGATACTTTTTGAATCTTTGTACCGAGTGTTTGGAACCATGTTTGTTGATTAAACGCAGAAGCAGCAGCTTGAGCGGTTGAATAATCATCAAATACGCCATTAGCAGCATCATAAGTACGGCCGATACGTGCAGACCATCTTTCTGTTGTTTGTGCATTCTTAATCAACATATCAAGAATTTCAAGGTCAATTTCTTGTGAAATATATTCTGACAACATTGATGTCAATTCAGCTTCTGCATCGATTGAGTGGTATGCATTCAAATCTTGTGCAAATTCAGGTGTCCATACTGCCTTCAACTTACGTGTTTTAGCAACGATAGATTCTGAACGCAATTCGAGATTGATTTCAGGAATGTCAAGATTTGAACCTTTATCTTCAAAATCACCACGATTGTATGCAAGTGGTTGCTTAGAATATTTAACAACCAAGTTATCACCAGTTGTACCTGTTTTTCTACCAACAAATGTTATTGTAGAATCATCATTTGCAACTGTTGTATATTGTGGGAAATATTCAGCAAGGTTTGTTGCAGTAACGGTAAATGCACGAACTGCCTCAAAATCTACATCTTCTAAAGAAGCAGCAGAAACAGTAATTGTAATAATATTCCCTGCAGCCAAAGCAGTTGCGTATGCATTTTCAAATTCTGTATCATGTTGATAAAGACTTGGTGAAGCTGTTGTAACTGAACCTGTTTTGTATGTTGTTGCATTTACACTTGCACCTAAATCCAATTCAGCGGATGCAGCTTCGTTAATGGAATAACCAAAACGACCTGCACCATAAAGACCGCCTTCAGGATCAGCATCTTTGGCTTCTTTACCAGTAACACCGAATACAGAATCAGCTTGTGTTGTTCTACCTGCATTTGCTGTAAATCCAGGTTGACTTGTACCATATTTGAAATCTAGATAGAATACAAGACCGGAAGGCAAGTTCATTGGTTGAACAGAAACAAAATCTTTCGCAGCAATTTCAGAGAAAATACGGCGAACCAATGGAAGTGCAACACCTGCCCATTCTTCTGAACCGGCTGCTGTACCTGTACGGTTTGATTCATCAATAAGTTGTTTTGCCTGATTTTCGAGAAGAACTGCAATAGAGTTCTTTTCGTAATCGCTTGATAAGTTGTCAAGAAGACCTGATTTTTCCCACTTCTTAACAACACCTTTATTTTCTTCGATAAGACGCTTATGAGGGTTATTGGTAGCGCCTAAAAGTGATTGTATACTCATTTTAATATCCTTAATTTGTTATTTTAAACCTGCTAATTTACGTAAACGATTCGCCATGTTATCACCTTCATTGATGATTGTTTTTGGACGAGTGCTTGCAATCGGTTTGCTTGCAAATGACTCTTTCAATGGTTTAGCATTTATCTTAGCAGATTTTAATGCCTCTGAAAGGGTTGCATATACCAATTTAACTTCACGCAAGCTGGAAGCACGATCAAAGTTTTCAATGACCGTAATTTTTTGTTTCTCTGTCAATGAATGTTTCTTGAACAATTTGTTTGAGAATAACAACTTAGAGTTCAAAAGATTGACTTCGTTGATTTTAGAACGTAAGAAAGTAATAACTGCATATGCCTCACGGAGTTTAGCTTCAGCCATTTCTTTTTCTTTTTCTTCTTCAGCTTCATCAACTTTCTCATCTTCATCTTCTTCACGAAGAGCACGAAGTATCTCTTTAATATCTACTGTGTCTTCATCTTCTTCCGCTTCTTCTACCTTTTCTTTTTCACCTTCTTCATCTTCTTCACGAATTGAACGCATCATTTCTTTGATGTCTTCATCTTCTTCGTCTTCTTCGTTTACAAGTTGAACAAGTTTTTCTTTCTTGTCTTCGGTAGAATCATCAGAAGCAACTGGTGATGGTTTTTTATTATCGCCTGTACCAATGCCGGATGAATCAATGTCTTCTTCTAATTGACGTATGATTTCCATTAAATCTTCGTCAATTTCTTCTTCTTCATCTGCCTCATCCATTGCATATTCTTTTGTAGGTTCTTCGGCTTCTTCATCATCAGCTTCACCAAACAATTCTTCAATGTCAATGTCATCTTCAGCCGTGTCTACTGACTTTTCTTCTGTGTGGTCTTCTTCTCCTTCGCCTTCTTCCATAGCGGGTTCTTCATCATCTGTTTCTGACATGGAACCTGGTTCTTCTTCAAACCAATCGTTACCATAATCTTCTTCAACAGATTTTTCTTCTTCTTCACCCTCTGCTTCTTCAGCGAGTTTTTGAGACAACATAGATTGAAGTCTAGGTGTCATAGCTTCTTCTAAAGCAAGTTTCGCATTTGCAAGTGCAATTTCACGAACTGCTTTAGCATCGGCTATTGCCTCTTTGAGTAAATCATTCATTAGAAATCTCCAACTTTTTGGCGTTATTATGAACCCCAATCAACATAAAAAAATTACAAACCCCATATATTAAGATGTTATTGGATTCTTAATGTAGGATAGGGTATTATTGTATAAATATAGTCTTTATTGAATTATATGTTTTCTTCGTCTAATTTTTTTTGTCTTCTTACGGCAGCATTTCGTTTTTCTACCTTTCTTTTTGATGGTTTTATGTATTCCATCTTCTTCTTATATTCTTCTAATATACCTGATTCTTTGACTTTACGTTTAAAAATTTTAATCATAACGTCAATATTCATTCCGTTTCCCTTTACTTTAACATGAGCCGGTTTTGATGATGTATAAACTCTGTCTGACATAACCTTTATTCCTTATTTATCGTTTAAATTATTATTTTGTTTTATTTCATAAAATCTACCAAGATGATTTCCAATTCCATCATAAATCGACTCTAATCTTCTTTGTAATTTTACAATTCTCTCCGATACTCTATGAAATTCTTTCAATGATTCACGGATTTGTTTTGATTTTCTGTTATATGATACGCCTTCGAACCAATCACCAGATTCTTCTACTATATTTCTATTAGCAAACTCAACTATTGCCGTTATTTTACTAACCGCCTCTGGTAATGCTTTAGATCGGTGAATTATTTCTCTATATTCATTGTAATTAGATACCGCTTCTTTGAATTGTTGTTTTTGTTCTGGTGTTAGGTGTTTTGTGTTAAATCTTTCCTGCATAACTTCTTCAACAGCATCTTGAACCATTCTTTTTAAGTCTTCTACTTTAATTTTTGTTTCACCGACCTTCTTTGGAAGACCTTTATGTTTGGTTGATGCAAATTTTTCTAATTCTTTCTCGGACATACCACTTGCTATCTTTTTTATCGTAGGACTTACCTCTGATGGAGATACATTTCCTCTCTTGTATGCAAGTGCTAAGCCCATTATTTTCTGTTGTTGTTGTGATAACGCAGGCATTCTTATCTCCCATCAAATATACATTCACAAACATTTCCAATTTCACAAATTATGTTTGTTATGTTGTTGTTAATACGTTTAATTTTAGGATCAATTTTGGATATAGTCGAAAGTGATACGCCTTCTGAAATGAATCCTTCATTTTTTGATGTTGGGTACATAAATGCACCATGTGTAGACGGATTTGATACAAAATCCCACCCTATTAACTCAAAATCATCTTGAACTTGAACAACACCCTCACTAATTTCTTCTACCGATCCCATACCCCTTGAACTTATACCCAATCTTATTCCACATTTCAATAATTCTTTTAATATATTACCGGCAGGAGTTGGTAAAATCTCAACAACACCGACAACATCATTTCCTTTCCACTTAACTTCAAGTACATTGTGTGAAACATTTTTTAAATTTATTACAGATGATTCTGGATGGTCTAATTCCCCTAATGCCCTTCTTTCTTTTACGTTAGTATCTGCATATTTTTTTACTTCTCTCATCAAAATCTCTTTCGGATATACTCTACCGTTTTGATTTTTTGCCTCTGCACGTTGTAAAACCCCACTAACAACAACTTTACCACTACCATCAATACTTTCGTTCAGATTTGGTGTGTTTAAATTAAATAAAATCGTGTCTATCAGTAGTTCTTTCATCTTATGCACCTAATTCGTGAATTTTTTTAGTAATTCTGTTTATTCTTTCTGATATTTTTCTCAATCTATTCATTGATTCACCCCAAAGAGTTCTTTGATCAACATTCATTTCTGTTTTTAATTTGAGTGCATGTTCAACTACTCTTTCAACTTCATAGATTGTTCTGTTTATATTCTTAATTGAATCATTTATTTTTCTATTACTACTACGAGTTTCGTCTTTACGAAATTCTTTGTATGTTCCTTCATGTATAACATTCATTGCTTGTTTATATGAAGACTCGAAATTTTTCTTTTTTTGTTTTGGTACAACAGAATATCCTTGTACTTCTGCATTATCCTTGCTTGTTTTTTCAAAATCACTTTCACTTGGTGAAAATGCATTAGGGGTTTGGTAACCTGGTACAGCAGCAGTTGTACTCATTTCATCAAGTTCAATTTCTTCCTTAAATTTTCTATAATCTTCGGATTCTTGTATTTGCTTTATGAAAGATTGTATATTCATATCGTACCTTATTTTGAAACTTGATTTTTTACTAATGCATAAACAGTTCCGGAACTAATGTCTACGGATGATAAAGAAAATTCAAGAATACGTTTTGAATCCGCTAAACCTCCTATTGGCATACTTCCTCCGGCAGAGAAATACATTGTACCGGCTGCACCTGATGGTATCACAATACCACCGACACCGAAATTAGATCCGGTAAAATACGTTACTCCTGTTGTACAGGTTATAGATTTTAAAAATTTACCAGGATGACCTTTTCTTTTAAAGTCATTTGCCTCTGATGGTGGGAAGTCATACGGATGTATTTGGTCTGCCATTATTTACTCCAAGATAAATCGTCTATCAAACTGTAATATCTTAACAATGCTGATATGTGGGTTTCTTCAACATTTTTCATATTTTCATATGAATCAAGTAAAGTAACCACTTCTGTCAATTTTATTTTCAAAGATTTGTCTTTTACTTTGGACATATTTTGTTTAAATATATTTTTTATGTTTATCGCTTCAGTCTGTACAAGTGATTTCAGATTGTTAGTATTGCTAACATTTCCAATATATTCTCTTAACAATACTTTTTGTGATTCATTAAAATCGTTATATTTCTTATTAAATTTTTCAACCATCAATTTTTGTGATAATAAACGAACTTCTTTTGGTTCGCTTGAAATTGTTGTTGATTCATTTAGGGTTGTATTATTCGGCTTTTCGGTTATATTTTCCATTATTGTTATTTTTGATTTAGTCAATTCTATCGGATTATCCAATTCTTTGTATTCAAAAATCTTGTATATGGATGCAAGTAACTTGTAATTTTGAACTTTTGTTTGGAAAAATAAATCTATATCAAAATTGTCCTTAATTGCCTTTATCAGTTGATACTTTTCTTCACTTAACTTTGATTTATTCAACCCTCGTCTTGCAGTTATGGCTGCAGATATAAGCATATTAGCTTTTGATTCTGATTTTAACTT